AAAGAAGATGAATCAATGTAAAATTTAATTCCTGTAAACGCAGTGTTGTTAAAAAGATTTAAACCAGAGTTAAATCCAACCCACTCATTATCACTGTCATTTCTAAAACCACCATTAAGAGTTGCTTGAACATATGAAGTGCTTGTTGTATTTGGATTATTAATAAATCCTTGAAAATTAGCCATATGAGACCCAGAGGAGCTACTGTCCATTGTATCCAATATTACCCAATGGTCTCCACTATCTGCATTTGCTCTATCTTCATTTCCTCCAGAAGAAAAACCTTGTAAAGCAGTTTGATAATGAGAAGATGTATAATCACCAGAAGCAGAAATTAATCTTGCTCTTATTTGGTCTCCATCTGTTCTACTACTAACTCTTGGAACATGAATAAAATAACTTCTAAAACTAGAAGTAAACACATCTGCAAAAGAAACTGTCGTTGTTTGTGTATCTACTACAGTGCTAGTTGCTAATGGTACAAAATTTGGAATGTGTGTATAATCAATTCTTTTTAAAGTTCCTCCATCAGATATTAATAATTCATCTGTTGACGAAGGAGTAGCCGCTAATGCTGTAGTGCCAGTTATAGCAGTA